TACAACTATTGACTGGAAGAATACAGGTGATAATAGTTATGATGGTGAAAAATTAAAACTATTAGTACATGATGAATCAGGAAAATGGGAAAGACCAAACAATATTTTAAATAACTGGAGAGTTACAAAAACAACCTTAAGATTAGGTAGCAGAATAGTGGGAAAATGTATGATGGGGTCTACTAGTAATGCTTTAGATAAAGGTGGTGATAATTTTAAAAACCTATACTATGAATCCAATGTTACTAAAAGAAACCGCAATGGACAGACAAGCTCAGGGCTCTATTCTTTGTTCATACCTATGGAATGGAACTACGAAGGATACATTGATATGTATGGATTACCTACATTCGAAACTCCGAACACAAGAACTCTTGGACCAGATGGTTATGAAATTAAAATAGGGGTAATAGATTATTGGGATAATGAAGTCGAAGGATTAAGGAATGATCAAGATTCATTAAATGAATTTTATAGACAGTTTCCAAGAACTGAAAAACATGCTTTTAGAGATGAAACTAAGCAGTCATTATTTAATTTAACTAAAATATATGAACAGATAGATTATAATGAAGAAATTAAAATGTCTGGAATTATAACTCGGGGGAGTTTTCAATGGAAAGATGGCGTAAAAGATACTTTAGTAGAATTTATGCCGAATAATAATGGAAGATTTAAAATTAGTTGGATACCTGAACTACAATTACAAAATAAAATAATAACAAAAAATGGTATAAAATGCCCAGGCAATGAGCATATTGGGGCTTTTGGATGTGATAGTTATGATATATCAGGAACAGTGGATAGATTAGGATCTAATGGTGCCTTACATGGTGTTACTAAATTTTCTATGGAAAATGTACCTACTAATAGGGTATTTTTAGAATATGTAGCAAGACCACAAACTGCAGAAATCTTTTTTGAGGATGTTTTAATGGCTATTGTTTTTTATGGGATGCCAATATTATGTGAAAATAATAAACCTAGATTGTTATATTATTTAAAACGAAGAGGATATAGAGGATTCTCAATGAATAGACCCGATAAAACATGGAATAAATTATCAATTGCAGAAAGAGAAGTTGGTGGAATACCTAATTCAAGTGAGGATATAAAGCAAGCACATGCTGCTGCAATAGAAAGTTATATTGAAAATTATATAGGACAAAAAGGCAATAGCTTTGGTGATATGTATTTTCAAAGAACTTTAGAAGATTGGGCTAAATTTGATATAAATAATAGAACTAAATATGATGCCTCTATTAGTTCAGGCTTAGCATTAATGGCATGCAACAAAAACCTATATAAACCAACCCAAGAAAGAACAGTAAAATCAATTGATCTTGGTATTAAAAGATATGATAATCAAGGAATAAGATCTCAAATAATATAAAAAATGATTAAAAAAGGTATTAAAACCTCTTTCCCCAGTCAAGCAGTTAGTGACGCAGAGAAAATGAGCATGGAATATGGTGCTAAAGTTGGTGCTGCTATTGAGCATGAATGGTTTAGTGATTATAGCGGTTCAAATAGATGGGCTAATTATAAAGATTCATTTCATTCATTAAGATTATATGCTAGAGGGGAGCAGTCTATTAAAAAATATAAAGACGAATTATCTATTAATGGTGATTTATCATATCTTAATTTAGATTGGAAACCTGTACCTATTATACCTAAATTTGTAGATATAGTTATAAATGGTATGGCTGATAGATCATATGCTATAAAAGCATATTCACAAGATCCGTCATCAATAGAAGAAAGAACTAATTATGTTAAAGACAAAGCAGACGATATAACAACTAAAGGGTTTAATAATGATGTTTTATCTCAATTAGGATTAGATATTTATAAAACAGATCAAGCTACTTTACCAGAAACACATGAAGAATTAGAGCTTCATATGCAATTAGACTATAAACAATCTATAGAAATAGCTGAAGAAGAAGCTATTAATAGTGTTTTTGATAAAAATAAATATGAATATTTATCAAAAAGAATAAACAATGATTTAGTAGTTATAGGGATGGGTGCTGTAAAAAATTCATTTAATAAATCTGAGGGGATTAAAATTGAATATGTTGATCCTGCTAATCTAGTATATTCATCATCGGATTCTCCATATTTTGATGATATTTATTACATAGGTGAAGCAAAAGATATATATGTAAATGAACTTAAAAAAGAATTTCCAGAATTATCAGATGAAGAACTAGACCAATATAGAGATATGGGTAGTTTACATAGAGATACTTCCGCTATGGCTAAAAAACAGGATGATAATAATGCTGTAACTGTTTTATATTTTGAATATAAAACCTATATGAATGAAGTTTATAAAATAAAAAATACTTCGACAGGTGGTAAAAAAGCTCTTAAAAAAGATGATAAATTTAATCCTCCAAAAAATGAAGATTACGAAAAAGTAGAAAGAGTTATTGAAGTAGTATATGAGGGTGTTAAAATAATTGGAAGTGGATCAGAAAAAATATTAAAATGGGAGCTTAAAAAGAATATGGTTCGCCCAAAAGCAGATACTACAAAAGCTATAATGAGTTATAATATGTGTGCCCCTAGAATATATGAAGGAAGAATAGAATCATTAGTTAGCAGAATAACTGGTTTTGCTGATATGATTCAACTAACACATTTAAAATTACAACAAGTATTATCTAAAATGGTCCCAGATGGTGTTTATTTAGATGCCGATGCTCTTGCTGAAATTGATCTTGGTAATGGAACTAATTATAATCCGTCCGAAGCATTAAATATGTTTTTCCAAACAGGATCTGTTATTGGTAGATCAATGACACAAGATGGTGATATGAATAGAGGTAATATGCCTATTCAAGAATTAAATACTAGCGGCAAGGGTGGTAAAATACAAAGCTTAATACAAACGTATAATTATTATTTACAAATGATGCGTGATGTAACTGGCCTTAATGAAGCTAGAGATGGTAGTATGCCAGATAAAGATGCTTTAGTTGGTATACAAAAAATGGCGGCTGCAAATTCTAACACGGCCACAAGACATTTATTACAATCTAGTTTATATTTGGCTTTATCAACGGCTGAGTGTATTTCAATGAGAATATCTGATGTTATAGAATATTCACCGACAAAAGAATCATTTATAAAATCTCTAGGTAAATTAAATGTTTCTGTATTAGAAGAAATGGCTGATCTATATTTACATGATTTTGGTATATTTTTAGAATTAGCTCCTGATGAAGAAGAAAAAGCTATATTAGAAAATAATATACAAATGGCTCTTCAGCAACAAAGTTTAGATTTAGAAGATGCTATTGATGTTAGAGAGGTAAGAAATATAAAATTAGCTAATCAACTATTAAAAATACGTAGAAAGAAAAAAATTGCTAAAGATCAGCAAATTGCTCAACAAAATATTCAAGCACAAGCACAAGCCAATGCTGAAGCCGCAGAAAGAGCTGCCGCTGCTGAAATGCAAAAAAATCAAGCTATGGTTGAGTCTGATGTTCAAGTAGAACAAATGAGAGCACAGCTTGAGATGCAAAAAATGGAAAGAGAAGCTGAGCTTAAAAAAGAATTAATGCAATTAGAATTCCAAATGAATATGCAATTAAAAGAAGTTGAGGTTGATGGAGTAAAGCAAAAAGAAAATGAAAAAGAAGATCGTAAAGATGAAAGAACTAGAATACAAGCTAGTCAACAAAGTAAATTAATTGAACAAAGAAAAAAAGAAACTGAGCCTGAAGATTTTGAAACACCAGTCGAAACAAGTGATATTGATTTTGAATCTGCTGGATTTGATAATTTAGGAGGTTTTGGTTTAGAGCAATTTGAACCAAGATAATTTATTAATTATATAATATTATATTATGGCAAAAACTGAAAAACAAGAAAATGTTATTCAAGAGGTAAAAACAGGAGAAACACCTATTGAAGAACAAAAACAAGAAGAACCAAAAATTAAACATAGAGTTTTAGAAGATGGTGGAGATTTTAAATTAAAACCAATAAAATTTAAAACAAAAGAAGAAAAATCTCAAGAACAAACAGGCGTAGAAAAAGCTGTTGAAAATGAAAAAATAAAAACAGAAGAAGTAAAAGAAGAGATAAAAGAAGAGGTAAAAGAAGAAAATACGGTTCTTGAAGAAGTAACACAAGAAGAAATTGCTGAAGCTGAAAAAGTTGAAGCACAAACTATTGTTGAAGAAAAACCAGTTGAAGAAAAACAACCTGAAGTTGTAGTTCCAGAAAACTTACAAGATTTAGTTAAATTTATGGAAGAAACTGGTGGTAGTTTAGAAGATTATACAAGATTAAGCACTGATTATTCAACAATAGATGATAATGCTCTTTTAAGAGAGTATTATAAAAATACTAAACCTCATTTAGATATGGAAGAAATTAACTTTTTAGTTGAAGATAATTTCCAAGTCGATGAGGACATTGATGAGCCAAGAGATATTAAAAAGAAAAAATTGGCTTTCAAAGAAGAAATTGTAAAAGCTCGAAAACATCTTACTGGCCTAAAGGATCAGTATTATAAGGAAGTCAAGTTGGGTTCTAAGTTGACCAGCGAGCAGAAAGATGCGGTGGACTTTTACAATAAATACAACCAAGAACAGACTGCTAATAGTGAAATTCAAAAAAGACAGTTTGAACATTTCGAAAAATCTACTAATAACGTTTTCAATAATAATTTCAAAGGTTTTGATTTTAATGTTGGGGAGAAAACTTATAGATATAATGTTAATAATGTTCAAGACGTTAAAACTTACCAAAGCGACATAGTTAATTTTGTAGGGGAGTTCCTAGATAAAAATAACATGATGGAAGATGCTAAAGGATATCACAAAGCTTTATATGCTGGTAAAAACATTGATAAAATTGTTAAACATTTTTATGATCAGGGTAAAGCAGATGCTATTAAAGAGACAACTATGAGTGCTAAAAACATTGATATGTCTCCAAGAACAGCTGCAAAACCTGTTGTTGATACTGGTGGTATGAAGTTTAAAGTATTAAGTGGAGATGATAGTTCTAGGTTGAAATTTAAAATAAATAAATAACAACTTAAAAACAATTAAAAATGGGATTTAATACATCTTTAGGGCTAGCGGGTTCATACTCTGTAGCCCCAAGCGCAATTCCTTTTGCTAGTGATCAAAATTATATTGATTTTACATCATCTAGCACTGCGGGTTGGGCACAACAATACTTACCAGAGTTGTACGAACAAGAAGTTGAAAGATACGGAAATCGTACGATTGGTGGATTCCTTTCTATGGTAGGGGCTGAAATGCCTATGGAATCTGACCAAGTAATTTGGTCTGAACAAAACAGACTACATATTGCTTACAAACACTCCAGTACTACTGGAAAACATGTTCAAGCTACGGCTGTCACTACTAATGGTGGTAGTATAAATATAGGTGAACAATTAAACTGTTCAATCAGAAAGGGTAATACTCTTATCATGACAGACGCTGCAACTGGGCTTAAAACGCTTAAGTGCTATGTATCAGATATTCACTTTGGAACAACTGATGGTAGTGCTGATTCTAGTGGTTCTTCTAGTCACGTTATTGATGTTGAGCCTTATACTCAACAAGATATAGGTGGTTCGTCTAGTGGCGAAGTTGCTTTTTCTGCTGATGAAAACGTAAATGTATTTGTTTACGGTTCTGAATGGGCAAAAGGTTCTAGTGACTTTAGCGGAGTAGGTGGTACTTCAGATTCTGGAAAGGGTCTTAAGCCAGAATTTACTCAATATGATAACAGACCAGTAATTATCAAAGAACATTTTCAAATTGATGGTTCTGATACTGCTCAAATTGGGTGGGTTGAAACTACTGATGAGTCAGGATCTGTTGGATATTCTTGGTATTTAAAATCTGCTAGTGAGACTAGAATGAGATTTGAAGATTACCTAGAGTCAATGATGATAGAATCTGAATTAGTTGAAGCTTCTTCTGGTGCTTCTGGTGAAACAGACATAAATGGTTCTGAAGGACTATTTGCTGCTGTTACATCTAGAGGTAACGTTTTTGAAAATTTAGCTACTTTATCTGATTTTGATGCAGTGCTTCAAAACCTTGATAAGCAAGGGTCAATTGAAGAAAATATGCTTTATGTAAATAGAGCCTTAGCTCTTACAATTGATGATATGGTTGCAATGCAAAATGGTAGTGCACAGGGTGGTTTACCTGCTGCTAATGGAGCTTCTTGGGGCGTGTTTAATAACGACGCTACAATGGCACTTAATTTTGGTTTTTCTGGATTTAGAAGAGGTTCTTATGACTTCTATAAATCAGATTGGAAATACCTAAATGATGCTGCTGCTAGAGGTGGTTTCGGAGATGTCTCTGGAATTTTAGTTCCTGCTGGAACATCTACTGTTTATGATCAAAACATGGGTAAAAACGTTAGACGTCCTTTCTTACATGTTAGATATAGAAAATCTGCTACTGATGATAGGAAAATGAAATCTTGGGTTACAGGTTCTGTAGGCGCAAGAACAATTGCTGATGATGTAATGAATGTTCATTATTTATCTGAAAGATGTCTAGTTACTCAAGCTGCTAATAACTTTGTGTTATTAAAAGAAGCATAGTAGGAAAATTAATTATTAACAATTTAAAATAAATAGAAAATGGAAAAATATCTATATTTTAGAACACAAGCTACTTTAGCTGATGATGACGATTCAGCTCAATCGGCTTGTTGGCCTTTATCAGCTCTTGTTGGTATGCACCCTACTAGTGATACAGCTTTAACATTATTTTTTAACCCACAAATTAGAAATCAGAGCGATGCTCAAGATGGCAATGTGGTTAATAATGATTCAGTTGTTTTAACAGTAGGCACAAATGATCATAAAGATGCGATGACTGCATTAGTAAAAAGATTTAACAAAATTCGAGGTATGAATGATGTTGATGAAAGTTTTATTGTAGTTGCTGATGACTTAACAAATAACACAAAATATTGTGTTTCTGAAGTTACAGCATGTGGCGCTATTACAATTGCTGCTGCATTATCTTAATGTTGCATATATTTTAAACCAAAGGCGTCTTTATGGCGCCTTTAGGTTTATTTTTTAAACTATTTAATTATATTATATCATGGAAGAAACGAAAGTTCAAAAGCCTAAAAAGGCTAAAAAAGAAAAAAAAGTTGAGGTAGTAGAACCTCAAACTCCTAAATGGGAGATTAAAGATAGATTATATTATTTAAAAGGTAGAGGGGAACCTCTAACTTATGTTTTATCATCTAAATCTACAAAAAGAAAACCATTATTATGGTTTGATGAAGAAAAAGGTTATAACAGAGAAATGCGTTATGCAAGTAATCAAAACTCTTGCTTTGTAGACGAACAAGATAGTAATGCTATTTTAGAACATATTATTTTTGAAAATGGCGGTTTATTTGTTCCAAAAACAAATCAACCTTTACAAAAACTATTATCATTATATCATCCTAAAAAAGGATATGTATATGACGAAAGAGACACTATAGCCGAAGCTAAAGAAGATTTAGTTAGTATTGAAACTGAAATGAAGGCTTTAAATACAGCTGTTGCTTTAGAAATAGATCAAGCAGAAGCTATATTAAGAGTTGAAAAAGGATCTGTTGTTAGTAAAATGAGTTCTGCTGAAATAAGAAGGGACTTATATATATATGCTAAAAACAACCCTGTTTTATTCTTAGATTTAGTTTCAGATGATAATGTTGTGCTTAGAAATTTAGCTATCAAAGCTAGAGAACTAGGTATAATTAAATTATCTCAAGATCAAAGAAGTTTTGCTTGGGGGTCTAATGATAGAAAATTAATGGAAATACCTTTTGATGAAAATCCATATTCAGCATTTGCTGCATGGTTAAAAACAGATGAAGGTGTTGAAGTTTATAAATCAATACAAAAAAGAGTAAATTAATAATAAATAGTCACGGCCCTTTAATTAGGGCCAGTGATTATAACAATATAAAGATATGGCAATATCAGTAGATACAGTATATAAAAAAGTATTAGCTATAC